TTGTTGCATCTTTAGCTAATGTAAATGTACTTGATCCTGGTAAATATCCCAAGAATGCATCTACTGCACCGCTATCATAATATGATAATTGTAAACCGCGATCTTTACCATCTGAATTAGTTAGTGCTGTACCATTTGGACCTGAACCTTGTTGTACAATTGGACCTTCTACTTGAACTGTTGTACTATTAACAGTAGTAGTTGTACCCATTACTGTTAGATTACCAGTAACTGTCGCATTACCGGAGAAAGTTGCGTCATTAGTAACGTTTAATAAGTTATCAATATTAATATTACCGTATACGTGCGTGTCTTTTAATTTTGCCATTTTTTATTTCCTTAAATGTTTCTTAAATTTTTTATGTATTACTTACGATAATACTGTTGTTTCATCAAACTCATTACCTACTTGTATAGTTCCGTTTTTGAGCTGTTTCATTGCACCGTTATACACACTTGATAGTGGTGACGTACTACTATAAGTAGGGTTACCTATACCTGTAACGGTGTGTGCGCTAGCAGAGCTATCTGTTAATAAATGACCAGTAACTGCTGCATTAAGTAGCAAGACTGTATTGTCAATACTGTTAAAAGGTGCATACGGTGTACTAAAATTACTTAAATACAATGCAGCACCTTTCACAATTCTAAAATTTGTTACATATCCATCTAACCAACCAGCTGATGCAGGATCATCATTTACTCCCAATCCACTAACTTCACCACCAATGGTTAATGCTCTTGAACCACGTGAATTATATGGATTGCTATCGGTGATAACAGATGATCCACCCAAATATACTGTTACATGCCCCTGATGTTTTACCAAAGCAACATTGAACCAAGCACCTTGGGGTACTGTACTAGCACCACTATTAAGAATAGTACTACTACCATTCCAATAATATAAACTACCACTTTGTACCTCTAAGTTATCACCATCAGGGAAACACCAAAGTCTTGTATACTTAGTGTTATCATTTAGATAAAACCAGCCCTCAATCGTGAAATCATTCGAATCAAATTCAAAATCACCAAGACTTCCGGTAATATTTAACTTTTGACTACTACCATTAAGTTGAATACTGCCACCTGATGGAGCATGTGTTGCAATTGTAACTTCATCAAACTCTTTTGCAAATACATTAGTTCTTGTGAAACTAATATTGGTTTGTGTGTATTCATCTAAACCTTCATCAATATTAGACGGTTCGTACACATATAGTGTACCATCGTTTACTAATCTTGCTCCAATTCTTGTTGGTGATACCATATTTTCCCTTTTTAACTATTAAAATTAATATCTAATCCTGATGCCAATTCATTGTATGCTAGGTAAACTTTTGATGTTGTTCCACCGTTATTATTAGCTAAATGAATTGCACCCCCTACATACAAATCTTTTTCTACCCCTGCTCCACCTTTTGTGACCAAACTGCCCGAATCTGTGGATGTGGAGTTGATACTACTATTTATCGTTAATTGATTATTTACTGATAGGTTGTTTATATTTGCATTGCCTATATTGGCTCCATTTGCAAATACAGTATTGCTTAATATGACACCATCGTTATTGGATGATATAGTCTGAGCACCAAGATTTATGTTACCTGACAGATTTATATTGCTTGAATATACTGTTAATAATTCAAATGCAGCGTTACCAATTTGATATGTTACATTAGCGTTTGGTATGATATTTGATACCAAATTACCAACTAAAGCAAAATTATTAACAGTTAATTTGTTACCAATATTGGCATTGTTTGCCGTTATATTCCCGGGTGCGGCATCTAATGTAATATTTCCGGTAGTTATACCGTATCTAGCATTAAAATATTGATTAGCCATGGTGTTAAATAATTTCCTAATTAATCCGTCACATATGTACCAATGTAGTTGACTACGGTACCTGTATTCTGTCCAGTTGCATATAATCTTACATTTCCACCAACTATATTGCTAGATAGTGTTACAATGTCCATATTATTGATAGCAGTACTAATAACACCATAAGTTGTAATAAAACTTAACATATTGTTTTGCAACAACAATATTTCCATTGATTGATATCCATCTCCATTATGAGCGTTAATTATATATTTAGCAGTTCTGTAGGTGCTAGCCGTGAACTCATCAATCACAGTATTGACTGTTACAGAAATATTTGACTTATTTCCTACTATACTACCCAAACTAATAGAGTTTGAAGTAATACTATTAGAGTGTATAGTATCAAGATTTGCATTGCCGTTACTGGTTATATTTCCTACTGATAATAAGCCCAAAGATGTTACGTTACCACTACTATTACCTATAATAACATTACCCGCAGAATATCCCAATGACACATTACCTGTAACTGTTCCAAAGATATTTGCAGTTGTTGTATTTGCTATGATAGTAGCACTATTAATTGTAAGTGTGTTTCCTGTACTTGTAAAATAGTTGGCAAGAACATAGTTTGCACCAGTGACGTTACCACCTGATAGTTTAAGATTATATGTACTATCAATGGTAATGTTACCATTGACTTCTAAACTTGATAGTGTGCCTACACTAGTAATATTTGATTGATTGCCTGATGAACTGTCAATAACCCCGTGAAAATAATTACTAGTTACTAAATTACCTAAGTTTGCATTTCCTGCACTTATATTACTTGTAACATTCAGATTTGTAGAAGATATGTTACCAGTGATAGTAAGTACATTTCCAACATAATCAAATGTGAATGCAGCACTAGCACCAATGGTAGAACCAGAATTGTATTGAACTTGTGTATTTGATCCGGATGCGGCTACACTACCGCCACCGGTTTTACTATCAACATACTCTTTCGTGGCTGCATCGGTTGGATCAACAGGATCAACTACGTTTTTAAGTAACGTCTGTGAGGGGAAGGTGAGTGTTGCTGCTGCCATTTTATGAAGTTGTTAGAATAAATGATGCTTGGGTAAACCCAGTAAACCCGTATATAGAATAATTATAACTTTGACCACCTGATGATATGGTCTGAGTACCTGTATGCCCAGTTGGATCATCAACAATATCAAACCCACCAAACACGTGTTTAAATGTATGACTAGCTAGTCCTGAACTATTACTTGGATAATTTGGTATAGCTATCCAAAGATAGTTTGTACTTGTTGTACTTGTTGTTGCACCTTGACCAAGTGCATAATTATTGCTATTATGACTATCACTTATAGTAAATGTAGGTATTGTGCTATTAGTTGTTATCTTATAGAATAGCGGGTAGTACTTTGTAACTGCATTGATTGTACCAGTTACTGGTACTGTAGGAGTAGTTCTAGTTCCTGCTCCGTAATTTCCTGCACCTGTATAATCGCTTGTGCTTATTGTATAACTTTGTGTACTATCTAGACTTGTACTTGTTCCACTTCCTGCACCTGTGCTTGATAGTGATCCAGTTACTAATACATTAGCAACTTGTGTGTATGTTAAATTACCTGATACTGTAGTTCCTGTAACACTAACACTCCAATTGAATCCTTGATTGATATTCCAGTATGGTACTGGATTTGCTGGGAAACTACCACTTACTGAGTTTACATTATATGGTTGAGGTGCAGTACTTGTAAGTGTGGTGCCTGTAACAGTACTCACGCCTGCTCCTGTTGAGCCTCTACTATTTGTTAAATTCGCAGTTACTGTATCAGTCACAGAACTTAACCCATTGTATTCATCTGCATTTCTTAAGCTTGTATTAGGAATTGTAAATGTTGCAGTTGAATTACCATTTATACTTGGATAGATTGATAAAATTTGTGTTCCATTGAGTGATGTACCACCTACATTTATTGAATCACTTGATTGTATTGCAAAAGTAGCATTTGCTAATGTAACTGTTACTGTAACATTTGCAAGATTGGTTGTACCGGCTACATAGTTTGCATAAGAATTTTTAGTAGTACCAATATTAGAAGCACCTTGACTCCATTGATCAGTCATTGTGATGCTAACTGGACCCAATTGTTGTAATGTATACACTCCACCCGGATATGATGGATTTGCGTAATTAGCAACAAAACCTAATGTTGACCCAGGCACGATTGATGGTACATTTGCTTGAATTAAAAAGTAATTTGCAATATTTGCAAATGTTACATTACCTAAACTATCAGTAGCCGCTAATACATAATTAGTCGTACCACCTGATATTTTAGTATTGGTTACACTTGCATTAACTGTTGTTGCAGTACCACCTGTTGCAGTAATGTTTGTTAAATTGCTACCATCACCATAAAAATAACTTGCGTTTGCGATACCGTTTACATTGATACCATTACCTGTTACAACTAATACATTACTATTTCCAGATACATTAAAGTCAATGTTACCACTACTTAGTATATTGATGTTACTACTACCATTGTTTAGTCCACTAGTACTAATTGTTTCAAATGCTAAATTGCCGGTACCATCAGTAGTAAGTATTTGACCAGACATACCGCCTGTAATTTTTACATTACCTACATCATTCAAATTACTAGTACCTTGTACAGTTAAACTGCTTAGTGTACCTATACTTGTTAGATTGCTTGCAGTTACTAAGTTAGGTTGACTATTTGATAGACTATCTAATGTTCCACTGATATAATTTGCACTTACTAAATTACCACCTGATACATTAGAACTAAAACTAATTGAGTTTACATTTGCAACGTTAGCACGAATATTTGCTAATGTATTAACAGTTACAACATCACTAACCGCAGATACATTGCTTGCAAATATAAATTCACTATTTGCTGATTTCCAACCCATAAATGCATCAACTGGTTGAGTTGTATAATAGTGTAGTAATGAACCTCTATCTTTATTATCGTTACTTGTTAGTGCGGCTCCATTTGCTCCGCCACCTTGATAAATGATTGGATCAACAATGCTAGTTGTGGTTGTATTTAAATATGATACAGTACCATCAACCGTTAAGTTACCCTTTACATCCAAATCATTTTGGATCGTTAAACTTGTTAGTGTACCAACACTTGTAAGATTACTAGCACTGGTAATGTTTGGTTGATTGCCTGTTGTTAGTGTACCTGTATAGTAATTTGCAGTTACTAAATTACCCAAATTAGCATTACCAGATGTTAGGTTACCATTGATGTTCAACCCTGATAATGTACCTAGACTTGTGATATTACCTTGACTTGCATTAACTACATTGCCTGCATAATTTGCATAGTTAGAACTATTGACTGCAGCGCTGGATAGTGAAAGATTTGTTAAGTTGCTACCATCACCGTATAAGAAATTTGCATTTACTACATTAGCACCAGTTATATTACCACCAGCCAGTGTGATATTTCCGTTAACTGATAGATTTGCTAGTATACCAACACTAGTAATATTAGGTTGATTACTTGTTGTTAATACACCTGTTATATAATTAGCACTTAGTACATTTGCACCACTAACATTACCATTTAAATTACCTATAAAAGTTCTGGCTCTTATGTTTGCAAACCCGTTTCCAGTTGCACTTGCATTTGCAACAACTACTTCACCGGTATAACTTGATACATCATATATTGCTTGAAACTCGCTATTTGCTGTCTTCCAACCAAAAAATTCGTTGATAGGTTTAGAATTAACCGTATCATAATTATGTAATAGTAATCCACGATCTTTACCATCACTTGATGATAAATTGCTATCACTATTAGAGTTAGGACCACCTATCTTTAATAAAGGATCATCAACTGTGATGCTTGCAGTATTAATATATGTTGCAACACCGGTAACTATTAAGTTTCCACCAATTGTTACATTATTGGAAATATTTAAATTTGATACATTTGCAGTACCTGTTACAGTCAGAACTGCAGGACTTGCACCAGTATCAACAAATGTTAAATTTGCAGAACCTGCTAAGTGATTACCACTATTGAATTGTAATTGCCCATTTAGTCCGGCAGCTGCAGTGAAATTATACGGAGCACCATTTGCATAAAAAATATGGTCTGTTAGTAAATTTAATGCAGCTATATTACCTGCAAAATTACCAAAATTTGCAGTTACATTAGCAGTATTTGATATAACTAGCTTAGGTGTTTCTCCAACAGAGTAACCACCCGCTGAGTTAAACGTTCTTATAGCCATGTTCTAAAATCCTTAATTTGCATAAATTACCGCATGTATTTTATAGTTAACTAAATTATTAACCAATGGATCAACTAATAATTCAATATATCCTAAATTATATGCAACTGAAAAATCACCTACACCAGGACTAGTAATAGGTACATCAATTGTACTAAATTCTAAGTATCCTACTTCTGATCCTAAAACAGTAGCGATCAATTTTGATGTTTGTCTATTATTACCAACTGGATCAGTTGCGATTACTGTATAGTCAATAGAACTAACAGAGAAAGAACTCAACTGATGTAGCTTTTGTCCTGTAGCATTAGTTGTTGTATTTGCAATGAGACCAATAGTTGTTGCTACTGTATTTGCACCAATTCCCAATTGAGAGTATGTTGATATTACAGGTCCGTTAACTGTAAAACTATTGCTTAAATTGTTAAAATTTATACCGGCTGCACCAGATATCACACCATTGTTATTATACATAACATCTGTGTTATTACCAGGGGCAATGATTGAACCGTTTACATTACCATTCAAATTACCAGTATATGAATTAGCAACAACATTTCCTGTAATAACTGTATCACCGGCGATTACTGCACTTCCGGCTATGGTAATGTTACCAATAACAGCAGACGGTGCTGTTATAGCACCAGTAGAATCTATTACTTGGACTGGAGGTATCCCTATTGAATAACCCCCTACAGAATTGAATGCGTCAAGTGCCATGAATATCCCTGAATTATATTTTTATTACTTATTTATCAATTTTTAACATTAGCTATCCAACAAAAAAGGCTCCGTAGAGCCTTTTAAGTAAACTTCCCATCCCGAGGGTAAAAAGTTTTTCTTTCTTATTATTGGAAAGACAATGTGTTAGCGATTGCGATCTCACCCAAATAATCAGCTGCATTACCAAATGATGATGCAGTATTTGTCAATTCGATGTAACCATAACGTGTCATGAATGATACGACTGGTTCGAATGTTGATGGATCTAAAACAACACCAGAACTCATCAAAGGAATATATGGGCAATAGAATGCTGCTGCATCTGTCTCGCTTGTACCTTTGTATCCAACCAATACTGGTTGTGTATCTGATGCGTAGCTATTAACGAATACACGCATTGCACCATTCAATGTACCAACTAATTTTGTATTTGTTGGAGCTTCGAATGTACCTTCTGTTGTACGTGCAAAAGCCGAAGTAGTTGCAGATTGCAATACTGTCAAAGCTGCTGGACTTACAACTGCCCAGTTACCTGCGCCACGACGTGTGCGTTGAGCAATCAAGTTAGCAACACGATTAATCAATACTGCTAAAGCTGCATGCTCGTCACCAACGAAAGTAGCTGTACCAGATACTGTAGCTTGGTTATATGTGTACTCAGTTGTAGCCAATGTTGATAGGCTCAAAAGAATCTCTTGGTCAATCTCAGCAGTAATCTCTTGTGCAAGAGCTGCCATGATTTCTGCTTCAACGTCAATGCCATGTTGTGATTGTGCGTCTTGAGCAGCTTCAAATGTCCAACGTGCTTGCAACTTACGTGATTTAGCTTCAACAGCTTGACGTAGAATTTGTACGCTGATTTGCTTACCGCCATTACCTTCTAATACAGATGTATTAGCACCAGTATATGCAGTTGCAGAAGTGTTATCTCCTGAAGCTCTTGTTGAATAAGCTTGAGCAATTTTGAATGGGCTTAATGCCTCTTCACCTGCAGTAACTGATGTTCCTGCTGCACTATTGTCGGATAAGTTATTTGCATAACGTACACGTAGTGTGTGAATTTGACCAACTGGTCCTGTCATTGGCTGAACACCAACCAACTCGTTAGCGATAACTGTTGGCATGACACGACGGATAACTGGAAGAATCACACGGTTTAATGTAGCGATGTTACCAGATGTTGTTGTACCAGCTGAAGACTCAGATAGTAGTGATTTGCGAGTATTCTCAAGAATAACTTGCATTGTTGAACGGCGATTACCTTTAAGACCTTCAAGTAGGGCTTCTTTGGTCTCGTCCCAACGACCTTCTAATAGAACTTGTGACATAATTATTTTTCTCCTAAATTCAATGTCTTAAAATTAAATACCAGCCAAACGTCTTAGATCAATCACATTATCACGTGATGTTTCTTCAACTTCTTGTTTTGTGGTAGCTTTATCCCCAGTTACTGCTTGTACACTTTCTGAAAGCATAGATTTTTTAGTTTCTTTTCTTTCATTAATGTTATTAAGCACCGCAGGTAGATACTTGTCGAAAGCGGCTTGCAATTTTGGTGTTTGCACACTTTCTAGTAAGTCACGCATTACTGTTGCTTTTTCTTCATTCAAAGTACTTAGCAATTCATCCATAGTTTTTTGACGACTATTAGATTCTTTAATAATACGAACTTCACGTTCTTTACTTTCAATTAGTTTTTGAGCCTGTACAATTTTCTTCGTTGACTCTTCTAATTGTTGTTCTTTACTTTCTAATGTTGCCATTAGTTTTCTCGTTTCTGCTTTTGAATTCAAATATGTACTACTGAATTCTGTTGCAAAACTTTCAAAGATACGGCGACCAAAATCGTTTTCACGAGCAGTCTTAATATCTTCTCTTAACTGATTCATTTCACCTTTGAGATGTTTAGCTACAGCTTCATTAACACGCTTTCCACTTTCAGACACAAAACGTGCCTTCAATGCTTCCAACTGTTGACGACCTTCAGCAACTAACTTAACCTTTGCTTCAACTACTGCTTGTTTGTCTTGTGAGAATTCTTTAATTTCTTTTGCAAGAGCTTGAACAACGAATTGCTCTAACTTTTGTTGACTTTCTGTTTGTAGTTTACGCTCACTACGTAATTCTTTGATTTCTTCTGATAATTTTGTTACCATAAAATCATTAAATTTGCTTGCGTTTTCACGCAATTTTTGATGAGCTTTAACACGGTCTTCGTTCATTGCTTTCTTTTCAGCTTGAAATTCTTCAATTTCAGCTTGTAAGCTTTCTGTAACCATACTGTCAAGGGCTTCAACCATAATTAATTTATCATGGTCATAACGTTGTGCAAACTCTTCACGTAGTTCAGCACGTACTTGCTCACGAGCCTCATTCAACTTAGATTCCCATGCCTCATTTATCGCTTGGCTTGTTTCTTCGTTGATAATTCCGTTCTCAAGTAATGGTTTAATAATTTCCAAATTCATTGGATTTCCCCTTTTATAGTTGTTCCGTTTAACTCCGGATCACCGAGCATGGATGATACAAAATACCATCCATTCTTATTAGCTTTAGCCCATCTAGATATAGTACGGGCTGAAACGTCATAAACTTTTGCACCTTCATAAGAGGTGATGTATTTTGTTCCGTTAGGATCAATATAGTATCCACTCCATGTAGGATTTTTTATTCCTAATTTTTGTTCTCTTAATATTTTTCTAGTTTCAATAGTAACAGGGTTTCTTTTTTGTCCCTTTCTACTAATTGAAATTTTTGTTTTCTGCTCTGATGACAACGACAATCCTTTATTATAAGAAGGGATACCAATCGTGCAAAATTTACCATCACCATTGTGCTGATTAAAACTTCTAGAATCATTCTTTGCATCAAATAGTTTTAGAATTTCTGCCTCTAAATTTCTCATTTCTATAGGATTACCGGTTGCAATTATTTCTCGTTTCCATTGAGTTTTATCATTAATTATTAAAGGTTTTACTATTCTACTAGAACAAATATAACCATCTTCAACATGAGACTTTTTGCTAGTACGTGATCCAATATACCATTTCATTGTTGGTAAGTGAGTCCATTTATATACGTAAGCGGTTGTCATTTTTAATTCTTATTTAATTTTAAGATCTTTAATAAGACGAGTTACCTCATCCTTTAAGTATCTTTGTACTTTACTGTCGTTCTGTGCATCTTTTGCTATACCTAACAATTTATGACCATGACGCATATTCATCATGCCTTCATATATTGCTTTGGGGTATGCATTAGGTGCTGAGGGTTGAGCCACAATATCCACAGTGACTATTTCAAAGTCACTAACCTTTCCTGTTGCATCATCAACGTTACCGCTGCCTCTGCTGGATACTCCTAATTTGACACCACTGTCCAACATAGTCGATACTAATTGTCCCATTGGTGTTGGTAATATCTTTAGTTTTCCAAATCCATTTGCACCATCCATCCACATAGATGTGATCATGTGTGAAACTCGGTCTAAATTTATTTTAAGATCATCTGGGTGATCTACTTCTCCAAGTACTGAATAACCAGATGTTATTTGTTCGTTTAATGAATTAACTGCAATCTCAATTTCAGACACAGGGTAAACACGCTCATTTGCGTTTTTTACCCCGCCCTGAATAAAGATGCCCTTCATAT